GATCGCTCGGCTTCTGAGCAGTCTCTTTCTTTACGAATGCCTTCACAAACTTCTTGACTCCGGGACCGGTCACGCCCGCTTCGTCAAGGATGCTCCTTTGGGCAGGAGTAGACTGCTTCTCATGCACTTCATCATGAGTAACAGCATCCCCAATATGCGGAATCGGGATGGCAAATTCCGCAAATTCGACCATGTAACCGGCCAACTTGGGGGGTACGGGCTGTTCCACTTCCAATTCACCCTCCTTGGAATGGAACTGCTCCACACGCCCAGCAATGCAACGATCGTCAGTAGCTACGCTCGAAACATATCCATAGCAGGGGCCAAGCAATGGGCTCCCAAACCCTGTCAATGGAACTGGTGCGGTGTAGTCGTGCTCTCCAAACCAAATTGGTACACACGACTCCGTAGGCGGATACACGCAGGGTGGCGTGTCGACATAGCTCTCTCGCAAATACCCGGCGAGAATAGCGGCATGTCCAGGTGGCATTCGTTCCGACGGCATGCCAGCCTCGGTCGCAGGAGCAATGTTCGACGCTACCATGGCCGGTGTAATGGGCACCTTAGCCACTCTCTGCACTGCGTGAACTGCATCAATCTGCGACACTGGAAGTGTAACTGCAGTGTGATCCCCTTGAACCGAAACACTGCGCATGAGCCCGTCAGGAGTCATCACGTCAAGCACAACGTGGCTCCCAAACACGGGTCTCAATCTCTTCAGGCCCTTCCCTTCGATCACAAGAGAAGTGGCGGCCAGTGAAGGCATCCTGAATCTGCCGATTTGGGTCAGCATGACCAGGGCGTGGTGGGAGTCGATGTACTTGCGGTCGATATGGTAAGCGACAACAGACTTCTGAATGTATCCGACATCCTCCACTATGAGTGTATCTCCTGAATAGTCCCAAACCTCATGAACGTACTCAGCGCCGCCGCTTACGCGATACGACACCTCTCCGGACGGGAGGAACCTGAAGGTATACTCACCTTCACCGCATGCACTTGCGGTGGGTTGGAAAGCCGAGATGAAGTACGTCCCAGGATGACGTGCCAACAACATCGGCATGTTGATGTAATAGTCCACATCAACAAGCACCGCTGCTTGCGAGGTGCAGTCGAAAGAGAACTCAGCCGGGGTCACAGCTAAGTCCTTCGCCCAATGAAACGAACGATCCCCTTTTCGACTTTTTCGTGAATCAGACAACGACATCTGCACGAAATACGGCTCCAAGCCCAGGGACTGGGCAGCAAGTGCGGCAGTGGCGCTGCCTGCATTGCGATCTCTGGCAGATTTCCCATGAGTGTGCTGCTGGGTAATCCCGCTCCGAACGAGTGGCGACTCAACGAAGACTTGGCGTTGCTGGCTAGAGCTAATGGGGCCAGACTGAAGAGTATTCTTTATGAAGCGAGTAGTAACTTCAGCTCCAATCGGGGTCGTCTGCTTTGACAGCCAGATCGCTCCGAATCGCTCGATAACGAGACCCGCCAAAATCAGCAGACCCCAGCGTCTCGGGCGCATCTCTGGCGTCTTTCGGTTCACCAGAGGGATCGTGTAAGTCCTGACCTTAGACACGAACAGCAGGAGAATGCC